TTATTCCCCGCCCACACGATGTTTCTTCTCTTGTTGTTGACTCTCCCCGGCTGATTCCGAAGTTTTAAAGTCCTTATCCTCCTCGCCCAAAATTCTCTTCTTTATTACCTCCATATCATTCTTTAATTCCTCAATTTCCTTGTTCTGTCGGATAGTTTTTAAGAACGTGAAAGCGTTTTGGGAAAGAGCCAACTTGGTTCCTTCGTCATCGGATGCCATTATTTCAATGACAGCATCTACTACACGCTGAGTCTCGTCCGATAAAGGAGCGAGGGCTTTGTCCCTCGCAATAATATATTCCTCCGGGACGGTTTCTCCGCCTGTAGCTAACCATTCAAACGATATTTGCCCGGCAGCCATCAGTGACAGCAGACTTGTTCTGCTGGGATCAGCCTCTCCCGCGATATACTTCTTTATCATACTCAGGGAAATACCAGATATCCGAGCGAGGTTTGATATTCCTCCCAGTCGGTCGGCGAGGAGTTTCACCCTCATTCCAAAATCCGTGTCGAGAATTTTCCTTTTCATAGTTTAAACTTTCGGCTGGAAACTTTAAACCTAACTTTAAACTCAGCCGAAAGGTTTAAAGTTAAGCGTAACTCATTGTGATCTTAAGACTTATCCATAATAAACTACCCAGTTGCAGTATATGCCAAGTTTAAACCACCCATTTTGCCCTTGACAAATATTTTGATGGGTAGTTTAATTGGTTTTAAAGTAACCTTACGGTGACGCAGCCGAGAAAAAAAGACCGACAGATGAGACATAACCAAACAGTTACCGATACGGCCAAAAAAAACAGGTGGGAGATCCTCAAGCGCCGGCGCAAAATGCTTCTTGCCTGGCACCAGATCACCATGACCCAGATCGCCAGGGAAATGAACCTTTCCCCCGAGACGATCAAGACCGTCGTCAATCTCTATCCCGAGAGAACCTCCCGCAGAGTTCAGGACTATATTGCCCGCCGCCTCAAAGTTCCCTACGAGCGGCTCTGGGGCCCTTCCGATCAGCATGATCACCATAAGGGCCATTATAACAAGGGGAAAAAGGCTTGTAAATGACTAAGAAGCACAAAAAATTGTCATATGACCAGCCCAGTCTCTTCGACGCCATAAAAGAGCTGACAAATACCAACCCGGCGAATGGGTCCCTCTCCATCGAGAAAGAGTTCAAGTCCGCCCTCTCGGATGACCTGAGCCACGCCTGCGACGAGCTCGGCAGGGAGATATCCCGGGCCCAGGTCGCCGCCCGGATGACGGATTACCTGGGCGAGGAGATCTCCCTGTCCACCATTAATAACTGGACTGCGCTCAGCCACCCACACAGCATGCCGGCTGACCACCTCCCCGCGTTCGTCCGGGCCACCGGCGGACAGCGCAGGGCCGTCGAGGTCCTCTCGAAACACAGCGGGCTCTTCATGCTCCCTGGGCCTGATGCCCTGAGGGCCGAGATTCAACACTTCGATGAAATGATGCGCGAGGCAAAGGCGGAGATCCAGGTGAGACGGTTTCACCTGAAGGAGATCGAGAGGAGGCAGAAATGAGGCTCAGGAAAATTTTTTGCCCACAATCGGCTGTCATCCTTTCGGACGATGCTGCTTTGGTGAAAAAGACGACACGCTCTACTTTTCAGATGTGCGTGGCATCCAAGCGTAGTGGTTACAGACTCGGCAACGGTATTGAGACTGACGGACGAGATACGTCTTTAGGACCATATGAATTTGCTTGCCGGAATTCTCATAACAATGAGGGCAAAACGGGTTTGGATCATCGGGAAACCATAGGAGATTTTGATGAAAGATTGGTTTAAGGGATCCCTTGTCTCTATTCTGGCGACGTTTTACACCATTCGAGACAACATAATTATCTGCACCGTCCATCGCATCCGCCTGAGCCGGTATTCCATCGCCGTCCTTGAATTTATTCTTCGCACGACTACGCCACGCCCTGATCACTATTGTAAATATAGCAATAATTACGGCTCCCAGGATGCCACCCGCGGCACTGGAAGCAACGTCCCAGGGAAAAATGTCAGGCATGGCTCGGATTATATCACACCGTCCGGGAGAAATGAATCATGAAGGAGTGGTACTCAGCGAAGGACATTGATGGAGGAACAATGAAGAAATCTACTACAGATCAAGAAGAATTTTCAGAATGTTCATCTCGGAAGACCGTTCATATTCAGAAATCTCCGCAGCCACCTTTGACGCAGCTTCGGCCATGCCCCGGTATGACATGCCTGGATGAAGGCAGTGATCTTCAAGAAGGTGTAGGACCTTCTGTGCAACCATCAGACGTTGAATCGACCCGACAGTCAACACGACCCGATACTGCGGATCGACTTTCCGCTTTTCTCGCTGAGATGGATTTAGAGACAGCCAGGATTCGATCTCAGGGCGGATTTCAGCTAACCACGCTTGAAAGGTTTCGTCGCCACCTTCGGGCATCAATTCCAGTAAGGACTCTATTTCATCAATGGATAAGGATTCTCTCAATTCTTCTATCAGTGTGCCACATCGTAGCGAATAGGCGAACCAATCGGGCATCTGTGAACAATACCACAGACGGGATTAAATGACAAAGCACATGAGATGGAGGAACGCCAAATCATGAAGGAGTGGTACTCAGCGAAGGAGCTCGTCGCACTACCCGGGATGCCCGGAACTATTCAAGGCGTCCTAAAAAGGGTCGAGTTGTGGGAATCCCGTCCTCGCCAGGGCAAGGGCGGCGGCCGAGAATATCACCTCTCCTCTCTTCCCGAAGAAACCCGGGCCCACCTCCTCGCCGAGGAGGCCTCTCTTCCCTTCGCGGATCCCGACCTCGAGGTATACCTCTCATCGCGCCGGATATCCCTCTCGCCCGCGGACCTCAAGGACCCCGTCATCCAGGCAAAGATCGCCTGCGCGAAGGCCTATGAGGCCTGCCCCGCCTACAAAGGCCGGGAAGTCGTCCTCGGCGAGCTCGCCACGCGCTACGGGAAGTCAAAGCAGCAGATACGCCGGTGGATCGCCGACGTCACCAGGCTCCGGGTAAAATCAACGCCCCGGATCACGCTCGCCGACGAGAGGATCGAGATCCCCCACTCAACGACGTTCTCACCAGAGGCCCTGGCGTACGGCCTGTCGGTCTATGCGAACAACATGCGCGCCGGCATAAAGGCGGCATACGGCGAGATGTCGTCCCTGGCCGGACAGAAGCAATGGGTCCTCGGCGACTATTCCAGCTTTACCAGGATCGTGAAAAAAGTTCCGGACATCATATGGACGCGCATCTATCGCGGAAAGACAGGCTTTGAGCTCGCCTGTGCCCCGAAGATCGTCCGGGAGTGGACGGCGGTGCCCGTACAAAGCGTTTTGTGCGGGGATCAAAAGATCTTCGATTACGAGGTCTATGATCCCGCCCTGGGACAGGTCATCCTCCCGAACGGCTACTTTTGGATGGATTGCAGCAGCCGCATGATCACCGGCGTCTGGCTCGAGATGGATCATTACAACAGCTATACCGTCGGCAACGCGCTGCGCGAAGCGCTCCGCTACGGTATCCCGGACGAGATCTTCACGGACTGGGGCAAGCCCGAGGGCGCGAAGCATATCTCCAATATCCTCTCGAGCCTGTCGGGCCACACACAGACCGGAGATTTCCAGTCGATGGCCGAGCGTTTCGGTGACATGCCCTACGAAGACGTGGAGCACCGCAGAGCCCGTCCTGGCGTGCCGTGGCAGAAGCCCATTGAAAACATCATGAACATTCTCGATACCATGATGGACGCCCGTTTCATAGGAGGCTTCCGCAAGCGCAACAATGACGCATGGGTCAACAAGCAGATCCAGGCGTCATTGAAGCGGGACCGAAAGGTATCCTTCCAGTGTCGGAGACCAGTAACAGCCTCTTCGGAAGTCCGGGGTCTGATGAAGATTGAGGAATTTGTACACACGGTCTTCTCGGTCGTCGAAGACCACAACCGGAAACAAAAGAAGCTCCAGGAGGGCGGAGTCATTGTCCCCGGAGAATTCTTCGCCAGAGGGTTGACGGCCCAGCATCGCCCTGTCCTCGACGATCCGACACTCAATTATATATGTATGCCCCGGGTCGAACGCATTCCGCGCCAGAGCGTCGTAAAGGTGAGGGTCCGGCACGATGACGAGCGGGGATATTATTCCCCGGCGCTTGCCGGCCTCAGGGAGAAGATCTGCGTATCCTTCAATCCTTACGATCGGGACGAACCTGCGGTCCTCACGACACCGGACGGTCAGTTCATCGACCTGGGACAGCCGTGGCACGTGCAGAACCCTTACGACCGCGCCGGCATCGCCGTAAAGCGGACCCGGCAGGCCGAGCTGATGAGGTGGGTGGGAGAACAGGCAAACCGGGTGAAGGAAGCCTTCGGGATCATCCTCGAGGACGCGACGCCGGTCCGCGCGACGGCCCAGCTCGCCAGGATCCTCCCGGCCTCAGCCGCGGCGCACGAGGCAGAGAAGGAACGCAAGATCTACGAGATCCGCAAGGACAACACGACGCTCCATGACCGCGAGACGGCCCGCGAAGGGAACAAGCTCCGCGAGGACCTCAAGCAAAGGCTTGCCGCGCAGGCTGCGGCCGGAGAGGTCTTTCAGATCCCGTCGGACGATAAAGCTCGGTATGTGGCGTATCTCGAGCTCGAAGAGAAGGCTTCCTCGGGCATCGAGCTCTCCCCCGAGGAAGATGCCTTCTTCATGAACTATCCCGGCACGGACGGATACCGCAACCAGAGGCGCTTTCACGAGCGGTTCCCCGAACTCTACATTAAGAGACGGACAACCGAACCAGACAAGGAAATAACCGGCCAGGTCCTTGAGATCACGCGGACCTGACCCTATGTAACATATGTAACATTACATCCAAGGGAGGCAACGTATGAACAATAACGGCAACCATCGGACGATCGCTCCTTTAAAGAACGTGTCCTTGTGCACGCTGGCGCTGGAGCGGGCAATGGGAAGGAAGCAGCATCTGCCCGGCATCGTAGAATTCCACGGCCCGTCCGGCTTCGGCAAAACGTTCGCGGCATCCTTTGCGATGAACGAGTACAACGCCGTTCTGATCGAGGCCAAAAGCACGTGGACCCGCAAGGCAATCCTTGTCAACGTCGCCCGGGAACTCGGAATAGCCCCAGGACATACCATGTATGAGATCACCGAGCAGGTCTCCGAGCGCCTGGCACTCTCCGGCAGGCCGCTCATCGTTGACGAAATGGACCATATCGTGAACCAGGGAGCGGTGGAGGTGATCCGGGACATCTACGAGGGATCCCACGCTCCGGTCTTATTGATCGGCGAAGAAAACCTCCCGCGGAAGCTCCAACAGTGGGAACGGTTCCACGGCCGGATCCTCGATTTTATCGCCGCCGCGCCCGCCGACATGGAAGACGCGCGGATCCTGGCGGAGTTCTACTGCCCGAAGATCGAGCTCTCCGATGACCTTCTGGCATCGCTTGCCGAGGCAGCTGCCGGGTCCATCAGGAGGATCTGTGTCAACCTTGCCCTCATCGAGGAGACAGCCCTGTCCGTCGGCAAGAAAGTCGTTGACCTCGGGGCTTGGACGAGCTTCAAAAAAGGATTCTGGACGGGCCAGACCACGGAGAGGCGGTTCTCATGAAGACCGGCAGGCCCGAGCACCTCAAAGACGAGCGCGAGACGAGGGACGCCCTCTGGAAGTCGATCCGCACGCGCAGGGAGTTCACGATCCCCGATCTCACGGAGGATTGTGATCTCGCATACAACTCGATCTCGCGGTACCTGGCCCGACTCGTCACCGCGGGGATCCTCGAGGCGGATCCCGTCACGAAGGTACCGGACGGAAAGACCTTCCCCGGTGCCGCCGGCCGCCGGCGCACCTACCGTCTCCTCAAAGACAGCCTGGACCCTCCGAGGATCCTCCCGGACGGAACGGTGACGGACGCACATCCGGGGACACAACGGATGTGGAACACTATCCGCAACCGCAAGGTCTTCAACCTGTCCGACCTCCACGCCCTGTCCTCGACAACCCGGCATCCCGTGGCCCGGTCAGCAGCCGCCCAGTATCTCAAGTACCTGGAATACGCGGGCTACGTGCGGAAGGTCGAGGGAAAAGAGATCTCCCGGGCAACCTACAGGATCGTGAAGAACACGGGCCCGAAGGCCCCGGTCATCCAGCGCGTCCACCAGGTGTGGGACCCGAACGTGCGAAAGGTGGTCTGGCCCATTGCCCCTCAGGAGGTTTCTCATGAAGAATAGGCCGGACGGTGTCATTGCCGTGCGGGACAGTTGTGGGACCCACATAGCACGGTGGAGAGGCAAGACGGCGAGCTGCACGGCAAGCCGAGAATCCGCCGCCCATGCCGTCGCCAAAAAGGTCCTGGGCCACGACGAGTTTGTCCTCATGAGATGGGATAAGGATTCCTGGCAAGTAGGGGTGATGAACAAACATGGAAACTGAGCTCCTTCAACAGATGGTTGATAAGATCGGGCTCCAGGAGGTAGCGGGGCGGATCGGCTACTCGAAGAGCGCCGTCTGTCACGTCCTCCGGGGCACCTACAAGGGTAAGACGGAGAAGGTCCTGGTTGCCGTAGAGCGGGCGTTCTCGGACGAGCAGATCGACTGCCCGGTGCTTGGGGACATCCCGCTGCACCGGTGCATCGAGGAGCAGAACAGGCCGTTTTCCGCGGCGAACAGCATCCGGGTGAGCCTCGCCAGGGCCTGCCCGACGTGCGACAGGAAGAAGGGGGCGGGCCGTGACGAATGAGGAACGGGTTCTGAACTCCCACGGAAGATCCCAGCCGAATCTCCCGGAGACCGCGGGGCCCTGGGCCCACGCCAGGGAACTGAGGCGTTTCTGGGCGATCGCCCGCAAGGCCGGCGTCAGCAAGGACGGGGTCCACGCCATCATCGAGGGTCACTATCCCGGCAAGGGCCGGCTCCACGACCTCACGAGGGTGGAGTTCATCAAGCTCATGGACCTCCTCTTCCACGGTCCGGCAAAGGCATCCGACACGGTACCCGACCTGGACATCCGACACGGCGCCTGCGGTGACGGACAGTGGCGCAAGATCCGCTGGCTGCAGCGCGAGCTCCGCTGGTCGGACACGCACCTCATCAACTATATCAAGCGGGAATGCGGGATCCACCACGTGCAGTTCCTCACCGTGTGGGGCGCCCGCGCCGTCATAACGGGGATGGAGAAGATCCATGAGAAATAGTAATGCCGCAAGGACCAACCGGCGACCGTCCCGGGAGAAGAGCTCCTTTGAATCCGGGGCCCGCACCGCTCCCGCGACCGGGAACGGCCGTTACGCGAACAAGGACATCTGGTGCCGGGCATGGAAGGACCGGATAGACCTGCCCGTCTGCATCACGAGATCGGCCAGGCATCCGGAACGATGCGCCGGCTGCCAGTGCAACCTTTAGGGGGTGAAGTATGACGAAGTGTAGAACTACGAGGATCATGAACCGTATCTCCTGGGCCCTTTTCCTGATCTCCGTGTTTTTTGCTGGATGGACAGCCGCGACTGGCAGCGCCTTTCAACGCGGCTTTGAAACGGGGTACGACGCCGCCTCGAATCACATCTCCACGCGGATCCGGGAGGGCATGAACGACATGCAGCCCTTCTATATCTCCGATATCGGGTTCAGGTTCTCGCCCAGGGGCTTCACGATCACGGACCTCAGGTTCATCGGCGACGAGAGGGCCTACTCGGCGAAAGCGGAGGTGGCGGAATGAAGGCCTTCGTTGAAGCCTATGACGACGGGAAGCAGATCGTCAAGATCTGTGGTGATGACGGTGCCGTGATCGAACGCTTTGAGGTCTCTGCCGTCATCCTGGAGAACAATATACCGGTCAACTACAGGATGTGCCCGGACGTCGTGGTGCGCCTGGACATATCCAGGAATTAGAGGGGGGACGGCCATGGCAGGAAATATCCCGCTAAGAAGCATCCAGATAACGCGCCTTGACGTAAAGGATGATCTGACGGATTACGAGATGATCCGCGAATGGACCGAACAGTCCGGGGCGCGCATAACCACCTTTGCCCCGCACGTTCTTGCCTCGGGTCGGCTGCAACCCGTCGTCATGATCGACAATGATCCCGCTCAGCGCTACACCGTCACCCTGCGGGACCTGCTGCTGACACTGACCACGGCCGCCCTGTGGGAAAGACTGATACGAGAGAGGAGGTCCTGTGGCGAAAAAGACCTTTAAGAAATCGGTCACGGTGACCCGCCTGGACCCGACGGACGAACTGTCCCGGCACAGGAAGATCCATGAGGAAACCGTCCATGGAACGCTGGTGACGATCTTTGCGAGCGCCTTCGATTCGCCGGTTGTAATGATCGATGGCGATCCCGCGCAACGATACACGGTGATGCCGCAGCACATAGCGGAAGTGGCGACAATAGTAGGTTTCAGAGAAAAAATGAAAGGAGTGGCCCATGCCAACGCTCGCAGAAATTGAGAAACTGACCAAGGATTACGCGGACGCCCGCGCCAGCCTCGCAGCCACGATGCGTGCTCTCGAGGAAAAGATCGAAGGAATCAAGCGCCAGTACCTGCCGGGGATCACCACCCAGGTGGGCATCGCAAAGGCCCGCCGGCTTGAGCTCAAGAACGCCCTCGAGGACAGCAAGGACCTCTTCGTGAAACCGCGGACGGTCATCATCCACGGCATCAAGGTCGGCTTCCAGAAGGGCAAGGGCAAGATCGAGTTCAATAAGTCAGAGGTCGACCGCGTAGTGGCGCTCATCGAGAAGCACTTTCCCGAGAGGGCGGCGGACCTGATCGAGACGAAAAAGACTCCGATCAAGAAGGCCCTGAACCGCCTCACGGTGAAGGACCTCAGGAAGCTCGGGATCGAGGTGGACGACAGCACGGACGCCGTCGTCATCAAACCCACCGACACCCAGATAGGGAAGCTCGTTGACAGGCTGCTGAAAGAGAAGGACGACGAGGCGGAGGAGGACGCGGCATGACAACGACGACGGCGCACTCCCAGGCCATCGAGGAGCAAGTAGCAAAGGGCCACACAAGGCAGTGCGCGGAACGCATGGTACTGGAAAAGCGCCAGTGCGAGTGCGCGGTGGAAAACTTCGAGCTCCGCGAACTGGCGGACATAATCGAGGCGATGAATCGCTTGAACTACGGGGCATTCTAAGGAGGGGACAGGTTATGAAAGAGCATCAGGGACTGGCATTGCCGACCGGAGACGGCATCCTGGGGACGGTGGAAGACACGGTCGCAGCGAAGTACGGATTGCAGATCCGGGAGATGCAGAAAGAGCACGAGTACGACCTGCTGAGGGTGGAGGCTGACACGAAGATAAAGGGCCAGGCCATGCAGGAGAACCTGTCCAGACTCATGCGGACCATGTTTCTGCGGCAGACGAAGGAGAGGCTCAAGGAGGGCGGTCTGTGGTCCAGGTTCTGCCTGGACGCGGGTATCGATATCAAGAAAGCGGACTATGAAATAGACAAGCTCGGAGACTTCCGGGATGAGGCACTCCTAACTTTTTCGGGTTACTGCGGATACGACATTAATAAAATCAGGTACTTGACAAGCGGCAACTCCGAAAAATTAGGAGTCACCGTCCAAAATGGGGAGATTTTCGTCAAAGGAGAGAAGGTGCCCTTCACCCCCGAGGACGTCCAGCTCGTGATCGGCTCACTCCAGGATGAGCTTCGGAAACAGGAGGAGAAGGCAACGCACGACAAGGAGTGGAGTGAGGCGGAACATGCTGAGACCAAGAAGGCTTTGAAGAAGGCTGAACGCGAGCTCAAACGGATAAAGGGTACCGCCGAAAAGAAGGGCATGAGTCCTGAGGAGGTTGCATTTCTCGCGGAAATGGACGCAGTAAAGACCGATTTTGATGAGCTCATCGAACGCCTCGATACTGCCGGCTCAAACGCTGGAGATGCCGCCACGGCCCGCATGACTGCCGCGGCGAAGACTTTGGTCGAATACATGAAACAGCGCCTGTGGATCAAAGAGGAGACGGAAGTTTGAAGGTCTATATAGCGTCAATCACCAATTGCGTCAGGAGGGGGCTATGAAACGATTCTTGATAGAGATGGACGATGACGCTTGGGCAGCAATGTACAGAGAACAGCGGGAGGCTTATAAATGCGGGGGTGTAGCAGAACTGCATGGAATCCCGCCTGAGGATAAAGATGTGTTTTACGACTACCTGTGTAGGCGAAGCGGTGCCGACCTGGTCTGGCCCGATGAGCTTTCCACTATCGTCGTCACCGACATAACGGGCGACGAACGTTTCGATCGCAAGGATCTCAATAGCCGTCACCCGCGATGCGGCACAGCTCACGCGAAAATCCTCCAGAACTCTCCGGCCGGAGGAGAGCAATCGCGGGATCCGGCAAACTAACCGAAGGAGTGACACCTTTGAGTAACATCGAGAGGATCTGCAAGATTGTTTCAGGTGACGCCCTGCTCGTGACGTTCGCCTCCTGGACGATGCTTGCGATCCTCTGCGCGATGCGCCTGGCCGCCATCGCGATCTACGGAAGACTGAGACGGAGGATGACAAGTATGCCTGAACTGCGCCACCTGATTCCCCTGGTGTTCCCAACTCTCATAATCATCCTGAGCGCCGCCGCGGGCGTCGCGTACCTGCTGTACGGAGACTGGCGGCGCGGGGCCTACTGGCTTCTCGCGGCCGGATTAGGAGCGTGCGTGACGTGGTGAGACGATGCCCGAAATGCGGCAGCAGGAACATCATCCCGGACCGGTTCTCGGAGACAGGCGAGAGCTGCCTCATGTGCGGAACCCAGAAAGGGTTCGCGGCAGCGGTGACTGCCCGTGCAATGACTCCCCCGGTTGCGGGGGGGGGTAAGCCTGAAAAGAAGGAGGATAAAATTATGTCAAAATCAGTACGCGGTAAATGCAAATGGGCCGGATGCACGAAAATCGGAGCATTCTGGGGGCATTGCAAGAACCATTTCCGGTCGGTCTACGGCATCAGCGTTGAGGAATACAGGGCAAACCGCCTGCGGCCCCGGGAGGATCCTCGGACAGTGGCCGCCAGGATCGCGAAGGATCTCCCGGAGCAAGAGCAGAAATCCTCGCCTTTGCGGGATCGTGGACACGTCATCGAGGCCGGTTCGAACCGGGGCAAGCAGGGCATTCACGCCACCGCGGTGATATTTCCCCAGGATCTCTGGGATAGAATATCCGAGATCGCGAAGGGCGAATACCGCAGCACTGGTCAGCAGATCCTTTACATGATAAACAGCGCCATGAATTCGACGCCAACTGCGCATATGACCGTGGAGATATCGGACCGGGCCCTGGAAGAGCGCATAATGCGGCTTCTCGCCACAAGCCCCGTATTCCGCTCCGCCGTCAGGGGATAGTCCGGATGCCCGAGCAGCTCACCCTCGATTTCCAGACGCAGCCCTTGATGCCTGATGAGCAGGCCGTCTGGGACTGCATCAAGGACCGCCGGGGCAAGGGCAGCGAGGTCCTGGGCACCGTTATCGCGTCGAGGACGGGAATCGATTACACAACAGTTAGGGCGATCATCGCGCATCTCATCAATCACAAGCACAAGCTCATCGGGAGCAACTCGAAAGGGTATTACATACCGGTGGCGCCGGAGGAGATCGCCGAGGTCACGCGGTCCCTGCGCCACCGGGGGATCATGATCCTGGTCAGGGCGGCCAGGCTTCAGAAGACGAGTCTCGTCGAGATCTTCCAGCAGAGCTGCCTGGAGTTAGGGCAGGAGGTAAAGAAGCATGGCACAACACAACGGTAGATCCGGGTTTTTGCAGCTGTATTTCCATGACGGCATGCTTTGCCTGAGGGCGACGAAAGAAAGCCGGAAGGTAGGGATGCTCCAGGTCAAGTTCAGAACGCCGTCCGGCAAGGTGGCCCGTCTCGAGCTGACACCGGCCGCCCTGAACGCGAGCAACGAATACTACGCGATAGAGAGATTAATCCTTGAGGATGGTAGCGCCTGTGCTGATGATGGTCTGAAACAGCGGATGGGAGAGGACTGAGTTTATATGGTCGAGAATGCCCTTCTTTTCGTTATCCGGGACAGGCAGGCCGTTGACTGTGCTTTTCAGTCTTTCGAGGACATTGATCGTGTTGTTGACGATGTTCGAGTCCCCGATGATAACGTCCCCGTTGACGTTAGAAATTGCGTAGACAGGAAACCGCTTGTCGATCTCTCCCGGGGTATCGATGAGGTCTATTCCAGCCGCGGTAATACGATAGGTGGCCGGTGCCCTGAGCTCACTCATCCCGTGGCAATCCTGGCTTACTTCCACATAGCCGGCAGAATCAAGATAATATATGTCAAATATGGCCACGCGCCCGGAATCACTATACCAGCTGAACTCGTCATTTCCGAGGCACGTCACCTCTTCGGGAAAAACGTCATAGCCCATCTCAAGAATGTGCCTTCGGTCCTTGTTGGCCTCATCATATGGCCGCCGCGGCATTGTTGGGATGTTCTGCATACGAACACTATATCATACGACGGAATTGAGCGTAAAGAAGGAAAAGGCGGTGAAAGATGACGGGCGATGATGCCATACTGAGACGCCTCAATGGTGACTTCAAACGCCTCGCCGAGATCGTCGGGGTCGAAAACGCCCTCCTCGTCTCGAAGGAGTTCGGGGGCCTCTGGATCTCCATCCCCAAACTTGACGACCTGCGACGCGAGGAGCGCAATGCTGCGATCCGCGAAGAATACGACGGGTCGACGGACAAAACGGACACCGTCCGAGGCCTGGCCAGGAAACATAATTTGACGACTCGGCAAATTTACAATATACTGGGCGTGCAACCTGATAACGAGACCGATCTCGTCCTTCCCCTCTTCTTCAGTGAAATCCAGCCAGTGAAATAGTTCAAACTGAAACGCTTCACATATCAGAGTTCAGCCTTTCCCTCATAGAATGTCCTCGTGATGTTTCAACCCCCTTGGAAAGCGCAGGATGCCGGGACCGCCAATCCCGGTGTCTTGCGCCCTGGTTTGATACCCGCACGCGCCTGCCGTGAAGAAATACCGGCATTGGGCAGGGCGCACGGCCCTGCCCTCTTCTCCAAACCGAACGGAGGTAAGGCATGAGCGATGCCGTCACCGTCCCGGCGCTCCGGCGCATCCTCGGGATAGCCAGAACCGAGATCGGCACAAAGGAGATACCGGGAGCGGGCCACAACCCGCGCATTCTCGAATACCACCAGGCAACGCAGCTCCAGGCATTGCGGGACGAAGTCCCCTGGTGCTCGGCGTTCGTCAACTGGTGTCTCGCACAGGCCGGAATAGAGGGGACCGGCAGTCCGATGGCGCGGTCCTTCCTCGGGTGGGGTACCCCTCTCGACCATCCGCTTCCCGGCTGCATCGTTGTTCTCAAACGCGGACGCGCCCCTTTCGGCCACGTGGCGTTCTTTGTGCGGTGGGTCAAACCAGGCCTCATCGAGGTCCTGGGGGGCAATCAGTCGGACGAGGTGAGGCTGTCGGTCTACCGCGACTCCGATGTCCTCGGGTACCGGCGGCCTAAAAACGAGAGAGTGTGAGGGATGAGGGAGAACTTCGACATAGCTTTTCAGATGACGATCGGCCTCGAGGGAAAGCCGACGAACGATCCCCGGGATCCCGGAGGGTTCACGATATGGGGCCTGGCGAAACGGTGGCATCCGCAGGTCGATGAGAACACGTCCATCGAGGAGGCAAAGGTCATTTACCTCGAGGAGTACTGGATCCCGCAAGGGTGTGACGAGGCCCCGTTTCCCTGGGACATCGCCCTCTTCGATTCGGCTGTCAATCCGCAAAACGACCCGAAGCTTCCGTACGCCGCGAACAGGGAGCTGCTGGCGCTCCGACCGGAGAACTGGCAGGAATACCAGTCGCTGCGAATGGAGCGCTACATGAGACGTTCCCAGAGAGACTTCGTGAAGGGACACATCTTCAGAGTGCTGCGGCTCAACGAACAAATACGAGCGCTCGTGCGGGCCCGAAGGCTCGCCACGGCGAAGGAGTGAGACATGAAGAAGGTGCTATCGATCGTCGTTATCATGACAGCCGTCACCCTGCTTGCCGGGTGCGGCGCGTCAGTCAGGGAGATCATGAAGATCGACGCCTCAATGTCGGAGATCACGAAAGCCTGTGAACCGAAGGCGGAAAGGATGTCCGTCAATTGCCGCGCCGGCATAGCGCAGGCGTTCCTCATCGCCCCGGACACCACGGCATCGGTGAGGGCTTCGGCCGAGGCGCTCAAGGGCGTGGCGGACACCTCCAGCCCCGAATACAAATGCTGTTACGGCGTCGGGGCATGGATCTCCTTCACCCTGCACGGCATCGATGACCTGGGCGACAAGGCCCTGGCCAAGATCGTCGGACTCGGGGTGTTCTGATGCTCGATCTGTACAGCCAGTACCGGCCCCTCATCAAGACGGGTGACTTCCTTGACTGGAGGTCGGACACCCTTCTCGGCGCAGCCATACGGGCAAAGACCGGCGGAGAGGGAAACCACGGCTGTCTCGCCGACCGCCTCACAGGTCTGTCCGGCGACAGGATCTTCACCCTCGAGGCCCTGGGCGGCCCGTTCCGCCCTTACTACCTGTCCCTGAGGCTCAAGGAGTTCGCGGGCAAGGTGTGGTGGTACCCGCTCTGCGACGAATGGGACAAGGACGAGATCCGCAGGGAGATCGAGGTCAGGATGTGGGCCCATGTGGGCACGGAATACGACATTCCCGGGCTCCTGATGAACGCGATCAAGAAGGTCGAAGACGATGACACTCTGCTCTTCTGCTATGAAGCATGTTTTCTGGAGCTCGGATTCCGCGGGAAGGTCCCCGTCACCGGGAAGGAGTTCGAGGGGCTCAAGATATTCAAACCGCGGGTCCTGATCTATGACAGCTCGCTGGAGAACGGCGGGGTCGACTATGAGTCCCCGCATTTCGGGGGGATAGGGAGGTAGCCATGTTCGACAAGGAAAAGAAACTCATGGTCTTCGCGGCCGGCATTGTGTCGTCGGTCATTCTCTACATGTTCATCACGGTCTTTGTCAAACCGCTCGTTGACAACACCACCTTCATGGTCGGCATGGGCATGCTCATCCTGGGCTATTACTGGGGATCATCGAAGGGGTCCCAGGATAAGAACGAGCTCATAAAGAGGGGATGACGAGATGATGGAAAAGTGGCCCCTCGTTCTCTTCCTGGCCGGGCTCATAGCCACCTGGACCCTGATAACGTTCAGGGTCATGCAGGTCATGCTGGCGAAAACCGAAAAGAGGCTCGAGGAAAAGATCACCGAGCGCTCGGACATCGTCGCCACATATCAGTGCAGGGTCGATGAGGTTGAGCGCCGGATGCTCGATCTCAAGGCGGATCTCCCGCTCAATTACGTGAGGCGTGAGGATTTCATCCGTCATGAAGTGATTATCAGCTCCAAGCTGGACCGGATCTATGACAGGATCGAGAAAGGAAAGGAGGGATGACGATGGACATGGAGAAGGCCCGGCGAGAAGAACTGAGGTGGCTCATACTCCAGGCACTCAACGCCGCGCAGCCGGTAGGCGCGCCTGAGACGATCGTAAAGAATGCAATCGAGACGGTCATCCTTGACGTGACGGTGATGGAGATCCGAAACCAGCTCGACTATCTCGCAGAAAGAGAACTCATAACCCTTACCCATCGCGACTCACCCGTGTGGTTTGCAAAGATCAACCGTCACGGGATGGACATTGTGGAGTATACCGTCGACGTGCATCCGGGCATAGCCCGCCCGAAAAAATACTGGTGAGACATGCCACAGAGATCGAAAGTTCTCACGCTGCCTGATCCCGTAAAGGCCGAGCTGGATAAGAAGCTCGTCGCCGGCGGCTTCGCCGACTACGTTGCCCTGTCCGACTGGCTCAAGGATCAGGGCTATGAGATCTCGAAGTCCTCGCTCCATCGGTACGGAACCTATTTCGAGCAGCGTCTCTCGGCGATAAAAGTGGCCACCGAACAGGCCCAGGCGATCGCCGACACGATCGGCGACGACCAGGGGGTCCTCGGTGACGCGCTGACGAGGCTAATCCAGGAGAAGACCTTTCAACTCCTCGTTGAGATGGAATCGCTCTCCGCGGAGGACGTTGATTTCACGAAGCTCGGGGAGATGGTCGCGAAGCTGAACAAAACGGCAATCCTTCAGAAGAAGTGGATTGCCGACATGCGCGAAAGGGCCCGCGCTGCGGCTGACGACGTGGTGAAGGTCGCAAAGGCCGGAGGCCTCTCCGCCGAGAAGGCGGAAGAGATCCGCAAGAAGATACTGGGGATTGTCTGATGACGGACGTTCAACGGGATTTCAACGAGACGAGGAAATCAACGGGTGTTCTCCTCCCCTACCAGGCAAAGTGGGCCGCCGACACGTCCCCTGTGAAGGTGTGGGAGAAATCCCGCCGTATCGGAGCCTCCTGGGGGGAGGCTGCGGATTCCACGCTCTACGCGTCGGAGAAGGGTAACGGCGAAAAGCGGGACGTCTGGTACATCGGGTACAACAAGGACATGGCCCAGGAGTTCATCCGGGACTGCGGCAACTGGGCCCGGGCCTATAACATTGCCGCGTCGGAGATGGAGGAGTACGAGGAGGAGGACGTCGCCGAGTACGCCGGCGTCGTCGAGGAGAAGAAGATCCTCGCCTTCCGGATCACCTTCGCCTCCGGCTGGAGGATCACGGCGCTGTCATCGAGGCCGTCCAACTTGAGGGGGAAGCAGGGCCGGATCATCATCGACGAGGCCGCGTTCCACGAGGATCTCGCAGGCCTCCTCAAGGCTGCCCTCGCCATGCTCATCTGGGGCGGACAGGTCTACGTCATATCCACTCACTTCGGGGACTCCAACGAGTTCAACAGCCTGGTCCAGGACATCCGCGCCGGCAAGAAGAAGTACAGCCTGCACCGGACCACATTCGACGAGGCCCTGGACGCCGGGCTGTACCGGAGGATCTGCCAGGTCCTCCGGCGCGAGTGGACCCAGGAGGGCCAGGACGCCTGGAGAAAGGAGGTCGTCGATTTCTATGGTGATGATGCCGACGAGGAGCTTTTCTGCATACCTTCCCAGGGCAGCGGGATCTTCCTGACGAGGGCCGTCATCGAGGGCTGCATGTCCCCCGATATCCCCGTCGTCAGGTACCGGCAGCCGACATCCTTCGCCGAGCTCGCGGATCATCTGCGCGAGGCCGAGGTGAGGGACTGGTGCGAGGAGACGCTCAAGCCTTTGCTCACGGGCCTCGATCCCAACCGGAACTCCTACTTCGGGGAAGACTTCGGGCGCACCGGCGATCTCACCGTTATCGAACCGCTCTGCGAGCTGCAGAATGCGACCTTTCGGGCTCCGTTCAGCCTGGAGCTCCGCAACATACCCTTTCAGCAGCAAGAACAGATCCTCTGCTACATCGTTGACCGTCTCCCGAGGTTCCGTTACGGCGCCCTGGATGCGCGGGGCAACGGCCAGTATCTGGCTGAGCGCGCCATGCAGAAATACGGCGCTTCCAGGATCGCCCAGGTCATGCTCACCGAATCGTGGTACCGGGAGAACATGCCCAAGTACAAGGACGCCTTCGAGAGCAAGGCGATCATGCACCCGAAGGACGCGGACGTCATAGAGGATCATCGCGCCATCAAGGTGATAAAGGGCGTGGCGAAGCTGCCCGACAGGAAGACGAAAAGCGAGGAGGGGAAACAGCGCCACGGAGACTCCGCGATCGCCGGAGCCCTCGCCTGGTTCGCGACGCTCCAGGAAGGCGGGCCCGCCGAGTCGGCAGGATCCGAGGCGACGGAGACCGACTACCATGCCGAACGGCCGGGACGCCATGACATGAGGCTGAAAACAGGAAGACGTTTCCTGGGGAGGCGACGCGCAGCATGAATCTCAAAGAAAGAATAGTCGATGCTGTCTTCGGCGACGTCATTGAATCCAAAGTAGCGGAGCGCCTCAAGGGAGCGTCCACGAGTGAGACTGAATATGGCTGGCGCAAACTTACAGGCAACGCTGCCAGGGAGCTTTTGACCACCACGCAGGCGCGCATGATCGAGATCGCGTACTGGCTCTGGGAGACGAATCCCATGGCGGGCTGGCTCATAGACATAGTGGTTGCCTTCATTTTGGGCGAAGGCCTGCCCTACGAAGCGAAGCATGAGGACGTCAAGAAGGCCCTGAATGACTTCTGGTATGACCCCATCAACCGCATGGACCTTTACTTCCCCAAGCACGTCACGGAGCTGCTCATCTTCGGAGAACTCTGCCTGCCGGCATTCACGGCTGAGCAGACCGGGAAGGTCCGCCTCGGGTATATCGATCCGGCATCGATCGTCGAGGTGGTCACGGATCCTGAGAACGTGAAGGTTATCATCGGGGTTGTCGTCAGCAATAATCTGGACCACGAGAAGCGCCGCCTGAGCACCATCCTTCCGAAGGACATCGAATACGTCATGAGCCCGAAGGGCCGATCCCTCCGCGGGACTTTCACCGACGGGGAATGTTTCTTTTATGCAATAAACAACGTCACGAACTCCCCCCGGGGCCGAAGCGAGCTCCTGTCAACAGCCGACTGGCTCGACGCCTATGAGCAGTTTCTCTACGACTATGCCGAGAAATGGCCGCAACAGAATTCATTCACCTGGGACCTCGAGGTCCAGAACGCGGATAAGGCAGAAATAGAGACTCACGTGAAGGCATTTTCCAAGAAATCGGGCAGCGTCTACGGCCACAACGAAAAGGTGAAGCTCAGCGCAATCACTCCTGACCTCAAGGCGCTCGATGCCGAAAAAGGGGCCCGTCTTTTCCGGAACCACATACTCGGCCGGAAAGGTTTTCCGGAACACTGGTTTGGCGGCGGCGGGGATGTGAACAGGGCCACCGCGTCTGAAATGGGAGCGCCCACCCTCAAGATGCTTGCCATGAAGCAGAGGCTCGTGAAGTACATCCTCGAGGACATATTCGGGTACGCCATCGAGAAACGCCGCACCGCGAAAACCTTACGCGTCACCGACGATGAAGCCGGGCAGTACTCCGTGATCACTCCGGAACTCTCACAGAAGGACATCGCGAAGTTCTCCACCGCGATACGAGATGTATCGGCGTCCCTGGTCATAGCGGAAAAGCAGGGATGGGTCGACCGCGACACCGCGAGACAGATGTTCGCCATGCTCGGCACGTTCCTGGGGATGGAGATCGATGTCGAGGCAGTCAAGGATGCGGTTGAGAAGCAGGATGCCACCGCGGGATACGAGGATTATCTCGGCGGGAACAATCCGCCGAAATCTGCCGGCGAGGAGCCCGAAAATGAATAGGGCAAAAACGGCCCTTTTTTCGGCGGGGGGTCCGAATACGGGCATTTCCCCGTGGTCACTTCGGAAAACGTTTTCTCAACGGTGTTTCAACGCAATGGCAGGGTATATAGGCTGAGGCCAGGGACATGAAAATCGTCAAAACGGAGATGAAGAGGATCCTGAAGGAAAAAAAGAGGTCGATCGCCTCCGGCAGGGAGACGATCGCCGCCGTCATGACGGAGCTGCACGGCCAGGTCGTGAATGCCCTCGGCCGCGCTGCCCTGGGCTCCTGGGACTCGTACTACCTCACGGAGCTCGTCCGGGCCCTCGAGGAACAGATGTCGGCCTACGGCGCGAAGGCCGGGACGGTCCTGTCCGGACTTCTCGACGACATGTGGGCCGCCGGCACTGTCATGGTTGACAGCGCTCTCACCCTCGGCGGCATGTACACCGGGTTCAGGATCTCCACGTCGTCGCTCGAGGCGCTGAAGGATTACTCGAACGGGTACCTCCAGAAGCTCTTCGGGGACACCTGGTACAGCATGAAGGCGGAGATCAATCTCGGGATCCTCGGGGCACAGACCCCGCAGCAGGTCGCCCAGGCGATCGGCATGGCCATGGACGAGGGGATCTTCAAGCATGCGCTCCTCAGGGCCGAGACGATCACCCAGACGGAGATGGGCAGGATATTCTCGACGGCGACACAGGCGAGGATGGACGAGGCCTCCGAGTACGTGCCTGACCTGGAGAAGCAATGGATCCACGCGGGACATCCGAAGGAGCCCAGGCTGACGCACGTCATCGCCGACGGCCAGCATGTCCCTGTGAAAGATCCGTTCCTGATCGGTGGCGTGCAGATGATGTATCCCAGGGACCCAAGGGCTCCCATAGCGGAGGTGATCCACTGCGGGTGTGACCACATCCCGTACCATCCAAGGTGGGAACAAACAACAAAGGAGGCAGAGCATGATCGAACAAAAGCAGCTTAAGGGACTGGTGTTCCGGACCTCGGAACGCAAGCCGGTAGTCGAGGACGGGAGAAAGAAGTTTGTCCACGAGCGCGTGGAACGGCCCCTCACGCCGGACGATATCCTGTCAGCGACGGATTACGACACCTTCACGCGGATTGTGACCAAGGACGGCAGGAAGTATGACATCCCTGCCGCGGGAAAGGGTGGCGGAGCCATCAAGGAGAAGGGGGAATAACATGTTCACACGACTGCTGGCAGCCGCGGAAAACAACCTGAAAGGCGCCATGAGCTTCGAGGAGATCCGCCGGTCCCTGTGCGATGCCTTCACACAGGCGTTCCCGAACACGCCCGGGCATATCGTTGACATCTACCAGGACCATTGCATCATCTCCGACGGCACCGGGACGCTCTACGAGGTGCCCTACACCATCGATGACAACGGGGGCGTCGTCACGGGAGATATGGCGAAGGTCCGCCGGCAGGTGGATTACGTCAAGATCCAGGCGTCGTTCCGCCTGCTCGCAGCCGAGGAAGACGCCGGCGATGATTCAAAGGGGTATCGGTGGCACGTCCAGGTCATCGAGGCGGGCCCCGACAAGCAGACAGGCCTCGAGTATCCCTATGACGTCCTGCGGGCCGCGGTCCCGCTGTACAACGGCGCCCGTGTCTTCGCGCTCCAACAGGGCCAGCACGCCTCCCCGGACAATCCCTACGGCAAGTCCGTCAGGGACCTCGTCGGCTGGATATCGGACGTGAAGGAGAACACGACGGGCCTCGAAGGTCATCTCAACATCCTGAAATCCGCTAAGTGGCTGAGGGACATGGTCCTCGACAGCTTCGAGCGGGGCAAGGAGGACCTCGTCGGTCTGTCGCATGACGTTCTCGGCAAGGTGACCGCCGCGAACGGCAAGAGGACGGTCGAGAAGATCGTAAAGGTCGACAGCGTCGACATAGTCTATGAACCCATAGCAGGGGGCAAAATAACACGCATGGCCGCAGCCGCAAGGGCAGGCCAAAAGGAGGGCAACATGTTGGAAAAATTGTTGGCTGCCTTGAAGGCGAACAGGCCGGAGGCCTACAAAACCATCGAGGCGAGGGTAAAGGACGGCGCCGTCACGGAGGACGAGGTGATCGCCCTTCTCGCCGCCGGTCAGGTCCTGGACGTTTCGGGCCTCGACGAGAGGATCTCCTCCGCCGTAGCGACGGCGGTGGCAGCGGCGGTCCCGAGCTCTTCCGCCACTGACGAGGTAAAGATCCTCGCCTGCAGGCTCACGCTCAAGGACGAGCTGAAAGGGAGCGGACTTCCGGAGATCTCCCAGGAGAGGATCAGCGCGCAGTTCGACGGAAAGGTCTTCGAGACGGAGGCGCTGCGCGCCGCGATCACCTCGGAGAAGGAGTATCTCGACAAGATCACCGGGTCCGGGGTCGTGACGGGCAGCGGCCAGGTGAGGGTCGTGAGCGAGGAGCCTGAAAAGGTCCAGGCCGCCTTCGACAAGCTGCTCGGCGTCGACGTGGACGAGAGGTTCTCCGCCGTGGCGCCGTTCAGATCGCTTAGAGCGGCCTACACACGGGTGACCGGGGACGCTGACGTGAGCGGGCGCATATCCCGCGAGGGTGACCGTTTCGGCCAGGCCTATATGGAGTTTCTCAGGTTGCCGGCAGCCTACGCGTCGAGCTCCTTCACCTACCTCCTCGGCAACACCATGTACCGGAGAATGGTACAGGATTTCCGGGCGGTTGACTTCGGGGAGCAGATCCTCATCAGCTACGTCCGCAATGCCGCCGACTTCAAAACCCTGGAATCCGTCAGGATCGGGTACTACGGCGACCTGCCGGATGTCGATCCCGAGGCCCTCGACTACGCCGAGCTCACGAACTTCACGGACGAGGAAGTCTCCTACGCGATCAACCAGAAGGGCGGCATCGTGACGGTCTCGCGGAAGACCATCATCAACGACGACCTCAGGGCCCTGCAGAGGATCCCGCAGCGCCTCGGCCGTGCGGCGAAAAGGACCAAGGCCCAGCGGTGCTGGAACAAGATCATCGACAACGCCACGTACAAGGGCGACAGCAAGGCCCTCTTCCACGAGGACCACGCCAACCTCGGGGCCACGGGGCTCACGAACGACGCCACGGGGGTGACGACGCTCGCCACCAGGCTCACGGCCATGTTCAACCAGACGGAGCCCGATTCCGAGAAGAAGCTCGGTCTCGAGGCCCTGCACCTCTGGGTACCCCGCGAGAAGCTCGAGATCGCCAAGGGGCTCAACTCGCCCTGGCCCGGTGTCGCCGGGGGCAACCCCCACGCCGGCCGGTTCGGCGTGGACCACGAGCGCATCATCACCAACAAGCTGACCACCGACACCAACGACTGGGGCCTTGTGGCTGCCAGAGAGGACACGGAGCTCCTGGAGATCGCCTACCTCAACGGCCAGGAAGAGCCCGAGTTCTTCGTCGCCGACAATCCCCTCGCCGGGCAGATGTTCCTCGCGGACAAGCTCCAGTACAAGGTCCGGCACGAGTACGAGGTGGAGATAGTCGACTTCAGAGGCTTCGACAAGAGCGTCGTCGGTTAGTCTCGACGAAAGATCACCCCGGGCCCTCACCGGCCCGGGGATCACAGGTTGAAGGAGGCAAACCATGATTCATAGATCCGATAGATTCAGGGCTTTCAGAGCGAGGCAACTCCTGACACTCTTCTTGGCGTTGACCGTGCTTTTTCTGGCCCTGGTTATGACCCCGTTCGGTGCGAGAGCCGACACGCCGAACCCTTCCAGCGGTTCGTCCGGTTATGAGACGTTCGTCTTCCATCTGCCCGGACCATACACGGCGACGACGACCCCAATCAAGTTCAAGCCCCCCTGGCCATACCGGGCCCTTTCTGTCTCGGTTTATGCCAGGGCGGTGTCCGGGACATCGGACGTTGCCAGCCAGGCGGTGGACGTTAAGCAGGGCACGACGTCGCTCCTCGCTGCCCCCGTACAGATAATCAACTCGGATACGGTATATGACGCCACGATGGCAGCCGCGCCGAACATTCCCGATGAGGGCACGGTCAGCGTGATCCTGAACACGTCAGGCACCAACCCGTCAGTCGATGATGTAACCGTAACCATTGGAGTCAAGAGACAGTGATCGAACGCATCACAAACAGCTGCACGAAACTGAAAGAGTGGAGGAGAGCAATCTCCTCCCTCTTCCTCACCCTGTGGGCCGCCCGCAAGCGCATTGTCAACGCCCTGACCGTATTCGTCCTCTTCATGGGCATTGCAGGTTTCGGCGCCTGCCAGCACACGAGACTGGCCCGTTACATGTCCATCGCCTACGCGGTCATCGCCGCCCTGGGCCTGCAGATATCCCTGAGGTCCCTGCCCGTCGGGATCTTTATCGCGTGGACGGCGTTTATCTTTTACGTTCATCCGATGACCCCCGTTCTCGCGGCACTCAGCGCTCTGATTTACGTGGCAGGCTTTCTCTTTGTTGTCCGCTCGCCCGTCAGCAGGCGGACCGTGCTAAATCTCGTCTGCATCTATGCGATCGTGAACGTGCTCTGGCAGCTGCTCCAGATCTCAGGGCACACGATCTGGTACAACCCGATCTATTCGGGGGCTTTCACCCTCGTCGGCCTGCAGACAAATGTCGGGGAGACATCCGTCCTCATGGCGGTCTGCCTGCCAGCGTTCTTTCGCCGTCGCTGGGTCTGGCTTCTCCCCATACCCCTGATAGGCCTCGTCATGGCCAGGGCGACGGTGGGGATGCTGGCCCTGGCGGTTGTGGGTTTCGTCTACACATTCTCCAGAATATGGAAGGAGCAGGGCAGGGTCAGCGGCCTGGCTGCGCTTGGCATCCTTTCGGCGATGCTCGTGAGCCACGTCCTGATCATGGATCCGTTCATCTGGGAGCAGCAGAAAAACTCCAGGCTCCAGACCTGGAAGGAAAGCGTCGTCATCGCCCTCGGCAAACCGATCCGCGGCCAAGGGTTCGGACAGTTCTGTACCATGGTCCCCCTGCTGTCTACGCCCCTGCAGCTCACGGTTCCGGACCGGCTTCGCCTCTACGATGAGATCGAGGATAAGAAGCATTTCAAGGATCTCGCGGAGAAGATAACGGGAGGCGACGCGGCGAGCTATTACAGGAATAAACGGTACCCGCAGAGCTTTTTCTTCGAGGCGCACAACGAGTACGTGGAGGTCCTCTTCGCCGCGGGGATCCCGGGCCTGATCCTTCTGCTTGCCGGGCTCGCGCACATTCTCTGGAGAGGATGGAAACAAACGGACCGGAGGCCGTTCTATGGCCTGCTGGCATCGTGTGTGGGGGCATCGGTCTGGTTCACCTGGCAGATCGTGCCGATCGCCGTCATCACGGTTGTATGGGCGGGACTGTGCCTCGCCGGGAGGAATGAATGAGCTCTCAGGACGATTTCAGGACGAGGGTGATCGGCATCGTCAAGGACGATTCCGGGAAGCTCGATGACCCGAAGGGCGTCGGGACGATCAAGGCGATCGCCAGCGCTCCCACGGCCGGAGGTTCCGGTTACAGCCTCAACGACGTCCTCACCATCACGGGGGGATCCACCGCTGCTACCGCCAAGGTCACGGCAGTCGCCGCGGGTGTGGTGACGGCCGTGGAGCTCGTCACGCGCGGCGCCGGATACACTCCCGGGTCCGGGAAAACCACAACGGTTGCACCCGCCGGTGGTACCGGCTGCACCCTGGAGATCGTCTCCGTCATGAGCCTCGAGGCGTACGACAGGCACATCACGGCGGCCCTGGAACGATATTCAAAACACAGACCGAAGGTGGACGTTGTGGATATAACCGGCGACGGGACGCACGACTACGCGACCCCCGCCGGCTGGATCGATGAGTTCTCCTCGATCGTCTCCGTGGAGTACCCCGTCGGGCAAGTCCCCGAGTCCTTCCTCGATGCGGACGATTACAAGATCTATCAGACAACGTCGGCGAAAAAGGTCCGTCTCATCAATGATGCTCCGCCCGCCACGGAGACATTCCGCGTAAGCTTTACCGTCCCCAGGACGGCGACAACGGTCCCCTCGGGGGATGTGGACGCGGTCGCGATGCTCGCCGCCTCCTTCTGTCTCGAGGAGCTCGCGAATGCCTTCGCCCAGACCGGCGACTCGACGATCGGCGCGGACGTCGTCAACTATCATTCAAAGTCCTCCGAATTCGCGGCACGGGCAAAGCGCCTCATGCAGCTCTACAAGGAGCATATGGGTCTCAAGGATGACGACACCGCGCCGGCCGCCGCGGTGATCCGCGACTTCGATCAGAAGTATCCCGGAGGCCTCGACAGGCTTACCCATCCACGCCGGGCCAGGGAGCGCAGATAATGGAGCTCAAGGCGACGGTAACGGCAAACGGGAAGATCTTCGACGGGCAGGCCCCCGAGATAATCCGGACAGCCCTCATGGGCGTCATGTATGAAGCGACGCAGTACCTGGAGCGAGAGATCAAGAAGGAGACGCCCGTCGGCGTCTCCGGAGCGAAGGGCGGGCTTCTGTCTACAGTCCAAGGTGAGGTCGTAAACAAGGGAGACCCCGTCGTGAAGGGCGTTGTGTTTTCGCAGAGCCCTTACGGCCTGGTGGTCGAAAAGGGCCGCCGCCCGGGCAAGACCTGGCCACCCGAGGGCGCCCTGCTGAGGTGGATCGAGTTGAAGATGGGTGTTGACGCTGTACAGGCTAAACGCCTCGAATTCGCGATCCGGAGAAAGATAGGCCGCAAGGGCTTCCCCGGAAAGCGGATGTTCGAGAAGACCTGGGAGAGCAAATTTCCCGTTATTCAACGCATGTTTGAAAGAGCGGGATTCGACATAGCGAGGAAGGTAAATGGCTGAGGCGACAATACGGGCCGCGATCGCGAGTATACTGGGCACGGTGACAAACATCGGGAAGGTCCATGACTTCGAGCGATGGGCCGCGGACTGGTCAAAATTCATCGCCTTCTTCAGGACGAGGATCTCCGGCGTCGACCAGGTAAGGGGATGGGAGATCAGCAGGAAAGCTCCGATCACCGAGACCGGTGATGATACCAGGACGCACACATATGCCATAAGGGGGTACATGGGAGTCGATGACAGCGCACAATCGGAGAAGACGTTCAGCGCGCTTGTCGAAGCCGTGGCGGCGGCCTTCCGGACCAACAAGACCCTCAACGGAGCCGCCCTGGGTCAGGATTTCATCCAGGTAGAAACACTTGATACAAGGTCATTCGGCGGGGTGCTCTGTCATTACGCTGAGCTCACCCTCACCGTATATGAATCCATAGGCTAAAGGAGGAGACCATGCCATACAAGCTCAAGGCCAACGTCGAGAACTTCGAGGTTGTGGACGGTCCGTTCGCCGGCAGGAACTTCGTCGGCGGGCAGATCTACGAGGAGATCCCGCCAGGGGAGGAGAGAAGATTCGAGCCCGCGACGCCTGGAAACAGTCAGGCAAAGGCGCCGAAGAAATCCTCTGAGAACACGAAGCCGGAGGTGACAGATGCGTAATTATCTTGCGGATTATAACCTTCTCGCGGTGTCCGCGAACGCGAAGGAGACCGCTCTTAACACCGAGCAGACCCTCGACACGTCACTGCTCGTCTCGAAGAGCAATATCATCAGCCTTGCCCCGAGACGCGAGGATAACCGGGATGAGCTCACGGGCAAGGAAGAGCCCGATACCGTTTACGACCTCGGGGCCCTTTCCGAGGCCACACTCGATTTTGAGAAGGCGCAGGCACAGCACTTCGGGCTCGGCTATGCCTTTGCGCTGGGCAGCGTTGTTGCCGGCGCAGCCTGGGGGACGGGATACAAACACGTCATCACTCCCACAGCCGACATGTTTCTGCCATCCTTCACGGCGGGCCAGCGATTCGGCCAGACGATCATGAAAAGGCTTTTCGCATCGATGCACGTCGACCAGCTGACGGCGACCTTCACCCGCGACGCCTGGGCGAAGCTTTCCCTGGCCATCAAGGGCACGGGGAAATATACGAACAACGTGTACAAGGAAAGCGTCACCGCGGCCTACAACGCGGAGTCTCTCACCCTGGCAGCCAACGCGGTGCAGGGCTCGTCCGCCGCCGCGAGACTCGACAGCGTGCACGGAATTCGCGTGCTCGTTCCCACAACAGGCGAATACAAGGACGTGACATTCAGTGCCGTATCCGCCGCGACGCCGGCTGTCATAACGATCTCCGCGCCGGGAGGGGTCGCAACGGAGACGACGTACGAGATCCTCTATGTTCCCTCCGAAGCCGCCTGGTGCACCTTCCCGTCCAGGGTTACCGAGCCCCCTTTGCGTGTCTCCGACCTCGTTGTGACCATTGGAGGCAAGTGGAACGGCACCACGTTCCTCGAGGGCCATTCCATGTCCGACGAGATTGAGTCGATCGAGCACGTCATTAACAACAGTATGGCGATCGAGTTCCGCGTCGGGGGTTCGGGCAGTTACGCCAATTACGCGATACGCCAGGGCCGCATCCAGACGCTCAAACTCAATCGCCAGTTCCGGGATTATCTCCTGCAGCAGAAGATCGATGACAACGAATACCTCGGCGTGAGGATGGTGGCTACGGGGGCTGAATTCGAGACAGGGAAGAACTATTACGTTGATGTGGTCTTCCCGCGCTGCAACGTCCTCAAGGCGGGCATATCCATCAACAATAAGGTCCTCGCCGAAGCGGGTGATCTCATTGTCCTCCAGGATGATACCTACGGATCCGCGCGCGTTGAGATCGCGAACAAGGTGAGCGGTTACGCTCAGTAGGGAGAAAGGGCTGTGACATTCGAGGATATTTACTTTGGCGCCGGCGTAACCTTCTTCTTCCTCGTATTTGCATCGGCGATGGGGATTGCCGCACGCGCCGTTAAGAAAGATTTCCGTCAATGGAGGGGAAATGGAAAAGAAAGAATTTGAATATGGCATCAACGACAAACTCTACATACAGAGACCGCTGGTGCTTGGCCAGATAAGCCAGATCAGCAAACTCGTGAGGGACATAGAGATACCCGAGAACATCAGCTCGCACGACTTCATCAATCTCCTCGGAGACAGGCTCCCGGATGCGCTTGCGATAGCCCTTTCTCCTGTCGGCGTAAGGATCAAAGACAAGAACCTGGACGAGCTGGCGGAAGAGTTCAGGGAGCACATGGACATCGAGACCGCCGTGGAGGTTGTGGACGGTTTTTTCTCCTTGAACCCGATAGTTTCAGCTGTCGAGAAACTGACGGGGATGATGACGACGGTGAAAAAGGCGATGACTGGGTCGAGAGGATCGTTGTCATCCTCTCCGGGGGAGACATCACAAAGCGAGACCGGATCCTCTGGGCGTACACCCCAAAAGAGTGCATCCCCTACATCGAGGAAGGGTCACGCTGGCGGATCTTCCGCGAAGGGGTGATCAGTGCGCTTGGTATCGACGGCGGCTGCAACGCCAGACAGCGTGAGAGGTGCAAGTTCGAGTACGGCGAATTCTTTGAGTGGACCTGCGAGAACTGTGAGAAGAATCCCAGGTCCAAAAGGTGATTGATGTCCGATAACCGCGTTCAGGTCATCATCGAGGGGATCGACAAGGCCTCCCAGGTCTTTAACGATCTCAATAAGCAGCTGAAGGCTCTCAGGAGTGAAGCCGACAAGGCGGGGGGCGGCGTAGGAGATTCCTTCGCCAAGAGCCGTCCGCACCTCGAAGGCGTTCACGACAATCTGGGTAAGATCAAAAATCAGATCATCGCCATCGCGGCCGCCTGGAAGCTGTTTGACATTGCAAGGGACTCAATCCTGCTCGGCGGACGGGTCGAGACCCTCTCGGCCGTCCTTGAAGTCATGGGCCGCAACGTCAATCTCACTGCGGGCGAGATGAACGCCTATGTAAGCCAGGTCAAGGCCATGGGCATTACGACGGAGGCCTCGCAGCAAAGCGTGATACGGATGGTCCAGGCGCAGCTTGACCTGTCGTCGGCGAGCCAGTTGGCCCGGGTCGCCCAGGACGCCGCAGTCATCGGGAACGTCAATTCCTCCGAGGCCCTGGAGCGTTTGACGCATGGCATAGTGACTCTCCAGCCGGAGATCCTCAGAACGATCGGTATCACGGTTAACTTTGAAAACGAGTATAAGAAAGCCGGCGCAACCCTGGGCAAGAACATGGACCAGCTCACCCAGGCCGAAAAGCAGCAGATCGCCATGAACGCGGTGCTCACCGAGGGGACCAAGATCCAGGGTACTTACGAGGCGGCGATGGGCACCGCAAATAAGCAGTTGAAATCCATGGAGAGATACACCGAGGAACTCAAGCTCAAGCTGGGCGACCTCGGTGGCGGCGCTTTTACTGCCGTAATTTTCGAGATCGTTGACGGCCTGAAGGAGTGGGATAAGTCACTTTCCGCTCTTAAAGAATCAGGAGACCTGGCGTCCATGTCCGACGATATCCAGTACGGTGTTCTCGTCGCCCTCAACGACATCAGGTCCGTGACGGTGGATATCTGGAACGTCCTCAAGGAGTTCGGTCCGATCGTGAAATTGTTCCTCGGGCTGATCGTGATGGCCGCAAACGGCTGGGGTGATATTCTCGCCGCGATGCGACCGGTTTGGGACATAATGGGCAAACTCATCGGGATGGGCTGGGACTTCGTGCAGGTACTGAAGGCCGCCGCGAATGTCCTGACGTCCATAGCGACTGGCGATTTCCAGGGACTCAAACAGGCCCTCAAGGAAATAGGCACGGCAGCGGGCGATCTCGCAAGGAAGACGAGCGAGGCCAGCGCCATGGCGTATCAGCTTCCTGAAAGCGTGGCGGACTCCCTCAATGCTCGCGACGCGGCAAAGCAGGCCGCAAGAAACAAGGTGGACGAAGCCCGCGCCAAAAAGGACTACGAAAATTCCAACTATATCCCGGGTACAGGCGGCCTGAGAAAACCGACATACGCCACCGGCGATGCAGGCACAAAAAAGACCGGCAGCGGCGCTGCAAATGCTATCGAGAGCTGGGCATCAAAGATGCGCGACCTCGACACCGATATGCAAAAGGCCCTATCTCCCTACGATGAGCTCGCCCGCAAGATCGAGGATATCAAGAATAAATACACTGATCTCGTCTCCCAGGCCCGCAAATACGCGAAGGAACACGGTAAAGGCTTCGATACCGGCAAGGTGGAGGAATGGCGCAAGGTCATGGAAAAGGCCGCGCGGGAAGCCGATGCGGAGAAGAAGCTGAAGGTCTGGACGGACGTAGAGCAGCAGATCACGGAGAGGACGGCCCCGGAGCTCACAAAACGCCTCGCTGCGGAAGACAAATGGATCAGCGATTCAGAGGAGAAACTGAAAAAGGCCGGGTACAGCCAGCAGGAGATCTCCGAGAAGATGGTCCAGGTCACCGCCGCGGCGGCCGAGAAGAAAAAGAAGATCGAGCTCGACTATATCAACACGGTCATGGAGGCGGAAAGCCGCCGCTACCTGTCGCAGCTCGATATGATGGAAAAGGAGCGCTCCGGATCACAAACTAACATCATCCGTCAGCGTATCTCCGTTTACGAAAGTCTCCTCGGGTCCTATCAGCGAAACTGGGAAAATGAGACGGATCCCACCGCAAAGATCGCATGGGCGGATAAGGTGGATGAGACACGATCGAAGCTCGTCGATCTCAACATCGCGTTGAAAGAGCAGCAAGGCCTTTTCACCGAGGGTCTGGGAAAGGGGCTCCGGGATTATCTCTGGGATATGAAATCCGTGTTCCAGCAGGGCGTCTACATCGCGGGACAGACCGCCCAGGCAATGTCGACGGCGTTTTCGGACTTCTTCTTCGATGCATTCGAGGGGAAGCTGAACTCGCTATGGGACTATGTAAAGGCCTTCGCAACGTCCGTAAAAAGAGTGATCGCCGATTCTCTGGGCCAGCAGGCATCCGGGGCTTTAAGTACCGGGATCAGCTCTCTCATCCAGGGCATCGTTGGAGGGGGATCACTCTCCTCGAGCGCGACGGGTTCCGTTGGTATCCCTTCGTCCGCCAATTACGTACCTGGCGTCCATCACGGGGGCGGCAAGGTCCGGCGCTTCATCCCCGTCTTCCATGCCGGAGGCCTCAATACCGACGAGCGCCTGGTCATCAACCGCGTCGGCGAACGCTATATCAACGAGGAGCAGAATGACTGGCTGACCCATGTCGCCCGCGTGGCCGGACAAACTCCCGGAGGCAACACGACCATCATCTTCGAGCCGGGCGCCGGCGTGCCCGCCCTCAAGGGCAAGGAACTGTCGTCGAAAAGAGACTCCTCGGGAGAAACGAAACGCATCCTCCTCGAACTCGTCATTACGGATCCGGCCGTGAGGGCCGCGCTGGGAATAAAGGGGGCATAGATGGCGTCATTTCCGACACTGGGCGTCGCGCCGACGATCAGCGATTTTGATGAGACGCTGGCGCAGGACCCGACGCTGCGCTATGAGACGGATGGTGGATTCGTCATCACCGGGGCCAGATTCACGGGTACCCCTCCGGACAAATACCATCTCAAGTACGAACCGATCACGGAGGCCGAGAAGACGGCCCTGAAGGCGTTCCAGGCCGAGGTCCGCGTCGGCGCGGGAATGTTCGACTGGATAAACCCCTTCACGTCGGCGATCCTCGACGTGCGCCTTTTGCCTCCGGGTATGAAATTCAAGCCGTACAAAAAACGCCCGGGCCTGTGGACCGTCGAACTGGACATCGAGGAAGTGTAGATGGCCCTCCCGAACGTCCTGAAATACGCGAAGAACGAGATCCAGACCGTCTATCCATGGCTCTTCCTGCTCGACGTGGTGACGCCTGCCGGCACTCTCTACAGCCTCGTCCACAATCGCGAGGACATCACCTTCCAGGGCAGGACCTACACACGCTTTCCCTTTCAGCTCGAGCTGCCCGAGATCAACAGCGAGGGCGCCGTGCCGTCATGGAATATCAAGGTCGTGAACGCCGCCAGGACCCTCGAGCCGGCCATGCAGGAGACAAAGGGCATGGTGGACAGTGTCATCACCGTGCGGATTGTCAACGCCGGGTACCTTGAGGAGGATCACGTCGACCTGGAGACGGAGGTGAAGGTCCTCGAGGCGTATTCCGATGCCACCTGGATCACCTGGCGGTGCGGCGGCAGGAACCTGTACCGCGACGTCTACCCCCTGTACAGGTATCTGGCCAACTATTGCGCCTGGAAGTTCCGCTGGCACGAGTGCTATTACAATGACCCGTCGGCGTCGGTCGTCCTCGGTGACGACGGCAACGACTACGTCTGCTACGTCGACCACGTGGCCACCGCCGACACGAAGCCCGTCTCCGGGATTAGGTGGATGCAGTTCTGGCGCCGCAAGAACAGGCAGGCAACGGGCGGCACGGGCGCAACATGGTACGTGAGTCTCCCCTACACCGCCGGCACGGCGACGTGCAAGCACACCCTCGCCGACTGCCGCCTTAAAGGCAACAGCAGGCGGTTCGCCGGCTTCATTGGTCTCGGGTCCACGGGGGTGAAGATTGTCTGACGTCCGTGACATCAGCGACCTCATAGGGATCCCCTTCAAGGCCAGGGGCCGAGGCCCCGATGCCTACGACTGCTGGGGGCTCGCCATGGAGGTCTACCGCCGCCGCGGCATCGACCTGCCCGAGTTCGCCTACGGCGAGGACCTGGAACTGACGGTCCTCGACAGCCTCATCACCGGCAACAAACACCTCATCCTCGAGCTCGACAGGCCCGAGCCATGGTGTCTCATCGGGTTCTCCGTCATCCCCAAATACGAGCACCACATCGGCGTCAGCCTCCCCGACGGGAGGCGCTTCATCCATGTCCGGCGCCATCAGAGGGTAATCATCTCCCGGATGAATGACATTGTTTGGAAGCGCCGCATCAGGGGGTTCTATCGTTGGATAGGGTAACGATCAGGGAGTACAGGAGCCCCTTCAGACACACCGAGCCCAGGGTGATCGAGCTCGAGCCCACCCCCTACCTCTGGCAGGCGTCCCTCGCGGACATCCGGCGCGCAAACCTGCCCGCCGAGGTCCCCTTCATCTTCGTCGTCAACCAGGTGGTCGTGAAGGAAGAGGATCTCCCTGTAATCTTCCTCTCGCCGTCGGACCTGGTGATCGTCGTTCCGGATCCCGGATTCGACGGAGATGCCTTCCCCATGATTGTCGGGCTGCTCTTCGCCGCCGCGGCGATCGCCGTCTCGGCAGGCGCTTTAGCCCCTGTATTTGGAACTGCCTTTGCAGCTGGCGGCATCGGCGCTATTGCAGCATCCATGGCCGTCTCCATTATGGGCGGCATCGTCACCTCCATGTTCACCAAATCCCCCGATACGCCGACGATGGACGCCTTGCAGGGTTTCAACACGACGCAGACCTACTCCTGGAATCCCATGACGACCCAGCAGCAGGGCGGAGCGATCCCGCGGCCCTACGGCTGCAACAAGCTCTTTGGGAACGTCGTGGCCTGGTACGTCGAGAACGTGAACGACACTCAGTATCTCAATGTTCTCCTGTGTCTTGGCGTCGGGCCTGTATCCCGCATCTACAATCACAGGATCAATGACCAGCCGGTGGAGAATTTCCGGGGGGTGGAGATCCACACCCGGCTCGGCTATCTCGATCAGGACCCGATCCCGAACTTCAACGACGCGAAGATCGAAACGGGTCCCCTGTCGCCGATGAAGGTCGTCAATGGCACGCCTGTTACCTTCACGACCGTGGGAGACAGTTTCAACGGGCTGGAAGTGGACGTAACCTTCCCGAACGGCCTCGGATATGCAAACGACCGGGGGGGGATCGACACGTTCAGCGTCAATCTCAGCGTGGCCGTCAGGAAAAAGGGCGGCAGCACCTGGATCCCGCTGTCCCGCCAGGTCGTCAGCACCCAGGAGACGTACTACGGCGGCGCTTGGACGTACGGATACTGGATCACCTGGGAGTACGGGGACGCCACATGGGTGGAATTGACGCACGGGGATACAGACCCGTCGAGCCATTATGAGGGAGAGGGTGCCTGGGCATACCCCTCCGATGAGGCAAAATGGTGTTGCTGGCGCTGGGTCACGGAGCAGTTTGCCCGGACGGTCTCCACGTCCGTCGACTATGTGACCGTCTCCGGGGCAAGGAACACGGCCATCCGGAGGACCTTCAGGTGCGACAACCTCGAGACGGGACAATACGATGTCCTCGTCACCAACCTTTCGGGGGACCAGACCTCATCGCGGTTCTTTGACGATTGCTATCTTACGGCAGTCCGTGAGATCTATTACGACGATTTCGAGTACCCGCGGATGGTAATGGTCGGAGTCAAGGCCCTGGGAACCGACCAGTTGTCAGGGTCCCTGCGCTATTCCTGCTATTGTGACGGCGCGCTGGTGCGCGTGACCATCGACGGCTCCGCCTGGTCGACGGAGTTCTCCCGGAAGCCTGCCTGGGCCGGATATGATGTGTTGACGCGGCCCGTCCTCGATAACGACGGGAATGTGGTGCGGTACGACGGCCTGCTCCCCGAGGCGACGGACGTGGACTCCCATCTCGACATGGCCGAGTACAACGCGACCGCGGCCCCAGACGGTCTCGGGTCCACGGAGGAACTCTGCCTTTTCGACGGGACCTTCGACAGCGGCAGCACGGTCTGGGACACCCTGCTCAAGATCTACCGGGCAGGCAGGGCGGTGCCGTACTACGCGGGGACGAAGGTCGCCCTCGCGATCAACAAACCCGAGGAGGCGCCCGAGGAGGGATTCTTCATCGGCATGAAGAACGTGCTGAAGAACTCCTTCCAGCAGCACTGGTCCTCGTCCGAAGACCGCCCCTCGGAGCTGACGGTGGAGATCCTGGACGTCGACGACGACTTTGACAGAACGCCCCTCCAGGTCATAAACCCCAATCTGATATCCCACCAGCCGCCCCTGTCGATGGACATGTTCGGCATCATCCGCCGCAGCCAGGTCTGGCGTGACGGCAGGCTAAGACTGAACGCCAACCAGCTCCTCACGAACACGGTCTCGGTGACACTGCCCGTCTCAGCGATAGAGTGCAGGATCGGCCAGCCCGTCAATATCAGTCACGACGTCCCGCAGTGGGGGTATTCCGGCCGCCTGGCGGGAGTGTCGGGAGACGATACCGTCATCCTCGACAGGGTCGCCCCCGTGACGCCCGGCAAGACCTACGGCATGGTGATCTGGATCAAAGCGGACCTCAGGGTCTACCGGCAGGTCCTCACCATCACCGACGGAACCGTCGTGAAGTTCACGGAGGCCTTCGACGAGGGCGAGGAGCCCCAGGAATACGACAATTATTCCTTCGGTGAGATCGGATTGGAGACGAAGCCCTTCCGGATCCTCTCCATCCTCCCGGACATGGAACACCGCTTCAAACTGACGTGCCTCGAGTACAACAGCACGCTCTGGAACTCCGACACTGAGGCCCCGGTCCTGCCGACGCCCAACTATTCCGCTCTTGACGCCCTGCCCGCGGTACAGTCGCTGGCCCTGCAGGACCGCCTCACGCAACGAGTCGATGGCACGATTGACGAGATCATCGAAGTCTCCTTTCTGAAACCCTCCAGCTTCTTTTATGACCACGCGGAGATCTGGTACAGGAGGGACGGGGCAGGCTTCATGCGGTCCGGAACCACCCGGGGAAACACATACGAGCTGCCATGCGTGGCGCTTTCACAGTACATTGTCGCCGTTGTCACCGTGAACACGGCCGGCCTCAGGATGAACCCCGCCGACGCCCCCCAGGGCCCTATAACCCCCCTGGGGAAGACCGCGCGTCCTGCAGCCCCGACCGAATTCTGGGCCGAGGCGGCACAGGGCGGGGTGAAGTTCGGCTGGACGCCCGTACCGGACAAGGACATCGACTATTACCTGATGCGCTACAACGCCAATGAGTCCGGGGTCTGGGCGAATTCGATGGGCGACCTCAGGATCTACGCCACAACGATAACCCTGCCGGCGGCGAAGAGCGGTCGTTATTTCCTCAAGGCGATCGATACGAGCGGCAACGAGAGCGCCACAGCAATCTCCCTCATAACGAATATCCCGACGATCCTGAACTGGAATGTCCAGGAGGAACTCATCGAGGAGCCGGCCTTCACGGGGACCAAGACCAATATGGCTCTGATCGGAGGCAAGCTCGTCCTCGAGTCCCAGGCTGAGCTCGATAATGTCGAGGACCTCGATGCAATCGCGGATTTCGACACGCTGGATGCGGACTACTGTCCCGAGGGCTTCTACGAGCTCCCGCCTGTTGACCTCGGGAGTGTCCAGACGGCACGGTGCAGCTCCGTCGTCGAATATACCGGGGTGGATTCGGAGCAGCTGATCGACGATATTCTGGATTTCGACGGGGTCAGCAATTTTGATGGGGACCTCACCGGCGTCGGTGTTCAGACCCAGATCGCGCTCTCCCAGGATGGCGTGGAATGGGGCGACTGGCAGAACTTCCTGGTGGGAGACTACACATTCCGGTCTGTCAGGATGCGCGTCAAGGCCTATACGACCAGGCCGAAACAGTACGTCGAGATATCAACGGTCCGCTTTATTGTGGACATGCCCGACAGGTCGGAGACGGCCCAGGACGTTACCGTGCCCGTGGAAGGCCTCGAAGTGACATTTGCAACCCCGTTCATGAAGAGACCGACGGTGTGGGTCGACATCCAGTCGGGAGCGGAGGGAGATGAGCGGGAGCTCTCGGCGAACGCGACCGGTTTCAACGTGGTGGTGAAAAACTCCGGCAGCCCCGTCGAGCGCACCATCGACTGGGCGGCGGAAGGGTATTAAAGGAGGTAGACTTATGAAGCCAATCAGGCATTACGTGGTATGGATTCTCGCGGCGACAATGCTGATGAGCCCGTTCCTGGCGGCAGCCTCACAGCACGATTATGAAATCACCTCAGGCGACGCGAACACCGGAATCGCATACAGGGCGGCCGTCAACGCCGCCCTCCAGGCGCTCGCCTCGTCATCCTCGGGCGCAACCGCCCCTGCAACGCCATTCGCTAACCAGTTGTGGGCCGATACAGACAACGGCCTTCTCAAGATCAGAAACCCCGCGAACGATGCCTGGATCACGATCGGAAAGCTCTCGGAGATATACCTCGGCCTCGCTGCTCTGAGTGCCCAGAATGACTTCACGTCGAGTCAAAAGTTGAAGGGGGATGCCCTGTTGCTGCGCCTGAAAGACAGCGGAGCCAGCGGTGCGGAATGGGCGATCCGCAGCGACGAAGGCAACCTTGAGGTCGTATTGAACACCGGAACCGAGAGCGCCCCCGTCTGGACCGTACAGGCAAGGGTTGACATCAATACCCTGCGCATCGGGAACGGCACCTCCGCAGACATCGACATCGTAGCCAACAACAACGCCGCCAACAAACCACGGCTCAGATACCAGGCCAGCGGATCGAAGTGGCAATACAGCAATGATGGAGAGGCGTTCATCGACATCGGCACCGGCGATGGCGGCGATCTGCCGGCAGGCGGATCGACCGGGCAGGTTCTCGCGAAGACCTCCGGAGCGGATTATGACGTCGGGTGGGTAACGCAGGCAAGCGCCAGCAAGCTGCAGCAGCAAATATTCACCAGCTCCGGAACGTTCACGTTTCCCGCGGGCACGACGGCCGGTACGGTCTTCAAGTTCGTCATCACCGGGGCGGGCGGGAATTGTTATTCCGGGACATGGCATGGAGGGGCGGCTGGAGGCACGGCCATTGTGTGGCTGTCCGGATTTACCGCCGGGCAAACGATCACCGTCACGGTCGGTGCAATTGACATGGGGGATAACAATTATCCGGGAGGTTCCAGTACAATATCATCGGGAACCGCATCGATAAGCACCGTAACGGGCGGCGGAGGACCGGCCGGTAGCATGACAGGAGGCACCGCCTCAGGCGGACACATAAATATCACAGGCGGCGGAGGATTGAGCATCGATGGAACGCTCACAGGCACGAAGCTGGGCGGCTCCTCCTACTGGGGCAGTGCCCCGGCTTATGGCGCCGGTAGATCCTGCACGCCCAAGTATGGTTATTATCCGAACCAGGGCGCCGGCATCGTCGTCGTTGAGTGGGTACTTTAGGAGGGACATATGCAGCACAGCTACAATATTACAGCGGCCGATGCAAAGGGCGGTTTGGCGTTTCGCGCGGCGGTCAATGCGGCCCTCCAGGCTCTGGTCTCGAACAATCTCGGAGAATCCGCCGCAACAACCCTATACGAAGGCATGTGGCAATGGTTTGAGGGCGGATCCACCTGGACGCTAAAAGCCTACACGGGCGTCGAGGGCTATGAATGGGTGACGATCCTTACCATCGACACCAGCACGGGAACCCTGACCTTCGAGGGTCTCGCCGATTTCCTATTAGATGACTTCGCCGAGTATTCTGAAAAGGCCATTCCTGCCGACGATGACACGATTCTCATCAATGACAGCGAGGATGAGGGTGCCGTGAAGAGGATTACGAAGAGCAGCCTTAGTACACCTGCTGCTCTGGCATCTTACAGGGATCTTGTTGTTGCCAACAACAGTTCGAACCCCACCTACCAGGTCGACGTGGCCGCCGCGGCGATCGTCCTCGAGGACTCGTCCGGCAATGCGAAACGTTTCGGGACTCTTGCGGAGACCGTGGACATCACAGCATCCGGGGCTAATGGTCTGGACACGGGCAGCGAAGCGGCGTCAACGTGGTACCACATCTGGGCCATAGGAAAATCGGACGGCACACTCGACGCCCTGGTGTCCACATCGTCCACTGCCCCCACCCTGCCCGAGGGCTACACCTATAAAGGCTATCTCGGAGCGGTCTATAACAATGGAAGTTCTAATATCATCACATTCCATCAGTACAACAACGACGTGTCCATAATGGAGACAGGCGTACTGGCGGGGGGAACGCAATCGTCATATACCTCGGTCTCTCTGGCAGCGGCAGTCCCTCCGACTGCAAAAACCGTTACGGGCTTCCTGAGCGCCGTAGGGGGAGCGTCCACTGCCCCTGCAGCCTATCTGGCTGCAACTTCAGCGGGAATTAGCGCCATGACCGTTCAGAGCAACGCGGCAAACAACTCTACGTTCACCGCTTTTATCACGATGAAGTTGGTTGAGGCGCAAACGGTATATTACAAGAATCTGGCCACCGGAGGAAGCGTATATCTCTATGTGAGCCAATTCAGCTATTAGGAGGCAATCCGTGAAGATAGTTTATAGGCTGAGCGATGTGGGGCAGGCCAGGGACATGAGGTTTGAGTCGGATGGCTATGTGTTGCTGGCGGGGGAAAGTGAATTGGCTGGTGACGTTCTTCCTGATATCAGCACACTGCATAGCCAGGGATACAAGACTGCGCTGGAGAGGGTCACGTCCATCAGTATGCGCCAGGCACGCCTGCAGATGCTGGCCATGGGGGTTCTGTCCCAGGTCGAGGCGGCAATTGAGCAGGCCGGGCAGGCAGCTCAGATCGAATGGGAGTATGCCACGACGGTGGAGCGGGACAATGTGTTATTTCAGAGTATAAAGGCAGCGCTGGGATTCACAGATGAGCATGAGGAAACGTTTTTCAACGAGGGGAATAAACTGTAA